AATCCTGAATCCGATTCTAACCGACTAACAGGTATATTCAAAGACCGATATAACTTTTTCTGGAAATAAACAATATCATCTATTTCTCCTAGATTCTGTCCGCCAGGCAAAGTTGTAATTTCGGTTCCTCGACCACCTTCTCTACGAGGCAACCAAAAATCTTCTAACATACTCATTTGTTGTCGATCATCTTTTATCTCACCAGTTACCGCATTATAGACCAACTTGTTTCGATAACGATTCATCACATCTTTAAGATATGTTTCTGCTTTTACTTTTGGTAAGTTTCCAACATCAATATAGAAAATTCTTCGTTCTGGTGCTCGTGAAATACGATAAATCACTACCGCATCTTCAATCATCCTAAGTTGATTGACAGGTTTGATAGCTTTATGTAAATACCCTATAACTAATGCTTTCGTAGGATCAAACAATCCAGAACCACACATTGCGATTGAATCTGCTGTAATTTTAATAGCAGCTCCAACTGGCCCAGAAGAACCAACATTTGCACTAGTTACCCCTTGTTCATTATATAAATAATAATCATCTAATACTTTAAGTGCAGGGGATTTTTTCTTTGTTTCTACTTTTTCAATTTTACGAATTCGTTTAATTTTTAAAGCATCAATATATCTTAATTCTTGTATTCCTTTTTGTGGATCATCTTCATCTACAATTTTATGAAAGTAGATCCTACCATCTATATACCATCGCCTAAAAACTTCATGAGCTTTATTAGTAAAATCTAATAACTTTAATACTTGTGAAAATTCATCCCTAACTCTTTTTTTAATTTTTGCAGAATAAGGTAAATTATCAGTATTGATAGATATTGATTGTCTATATTCATCTACATTTATAGATTCATTAACAATATCTTCAATAGCTAAATCACACTCTGGATGTTCTGAAGTAGATCTATACCTTCTGATAAGGTCAGATTCAGTCTTAGTTTGTCCTTCTATATCGAGAAATTCGCTGTAGAATCCAGCAGTTGTGGTAGCTCCAGATTCAGGATCGGGGAGAACAAATGATGCTTGTTCTCCCTTGTCCTTTGTTCTGGTAATTTGAAATCCAAATAGTTGTGCCATAATACTCCGTAGTCAATATCAATACAAATATTTATACGAACTATTAAGTTGTGGTATTGGTTTCAAAAAACTGATAGCGATAAGTTACATCAAATGTTTCTATAGCATCATTTGTTTCATATGCTACATCAATATTTGCAATAGTAAGTGGCCACATACCTCTAAAGGTATATGATTTAATTACTTGTCCTGCACGATCTAATTGATCAACAAATGCATCTACCATATAATCAGCTGGATTTTCCAATCCACTATTATCTGACATAGCATTAATTGCATTCATCCATCGTTCAAATGCATTACGGAGCATAAAATCAGTATCATTCATGATAGTTGTTGTCCATGCTTCAAATGTTCTATCCCCTGCAATATACAAAGAACGACCACGAAACTTGATGTCAACTTCACCCAATGTCATGCCAGGCAAATTAGTTGCTTGACATAGATAAGACATAGTTCTTGTCTCACCACCCACAGCCGCAAAGCCGGGGAATGGTAATGTTACTTGAAACTGATTCGCCCTTGCACCACCACCTTTTAATGTTGCTTTAAAGTCGTTTATGTTTGCCATGATTCCCCCTATGCCCCAACTACTTCACTAAACGCAACACCAGTTTTCGTGGCAATGAAGTTTAGAGAAATAAAGTTAATAGACCGAGCAGGTTTGACAAAAATGTCAGCGACAAACTCGTTACGGTCAATAACCACGCCTGGGTTATTGGACTCATCACATACAACTAGGAAGTCTGTGACTCCCCTACGACCTTGTATATCACGCAAGAAAGGTTCAACCATATTCCTAAATCCTGCTCTTGTGAACTCATCGTTGAATTCAAACAACTGGAATTTAGCTGCGGTTGAGATTGCCTTCTCTAATACGATAAACAATCTTCGCACATTAATACGGTCAAATGCACTTGGTTTTGATTGTGCAGTTTTATCTCCGAATAGTACTGTTCCTTGGCCGGGGAATGCAACAATTGGATTTATTCTTGCACGATACAAAATATCCCGATTTGCTTTTTGAGGATTATAAGCAAGTTTTACAACTCCCCTAATCTGTCCTCTATTGAATCCGCCAGGTGAGAACCATGCATCTGCTACCAGATCAGTTCTTGCACAAAGTCCTGCCATATCTCCGTTTAGTGGAATCCATCGATAAGTGTCATTATACTTATCGTAGGTGTATTTGTATCCACTATCGAACATACCGTAGGATGTTGATGTTAAAGAATCAAAATAACTTTTAACATTTGATGTTTGTGTTACTTCATTTGCAACATTCACGACATCAGTTAGTTCTGGTGACACAAATGCGACTGCATCTTTACGATCAGTACACATATCCAAGGCATTTCCTGCTTTGGTTCCATCTGCCTTACCACAAAGAAACAAATTTAAGTCAACCGTTTCGGTATCCTTGAATCGGTCAATTCCATCTTTTTGTTCACCAGCAGTTAATGCGTAGTCATCTGCTCCACTAGTAAGTGAAATTGTAGTAATTACTTCAGACAATGCAGAGAACAATGTAGTACTCTGTGTAGCTGCGGTGTTACCATATCCAGTATTAATAGCTGGATGATCCATCCAAAAAATGTATGAAGAACCAGTATAGAGTGCATCTACATAATAGTTTTGAGCTCCTTGAGCTGACCTTGCATCTGAAATTTTAGACAATCCTGTCCATTTTTCCAAAATTTCTTTTGGAACTCCAGTAATGCCACCATCTTCATCTATTATAATGATATGCATTTCATCTGCTGTTGATACTCCTGTACGATCTTGCACAAATGTTGATGTGCCAGGAGCTCCGTCAAACTGATCATAAAATTCCCACCGTCTGCGGATATCTGTAAAATCTGCAATCGCAGACCTTAATCCACCAGCAGTATTTGCAGTACCATATCTTTCAAAGGTAAGATTATCACCAACGATAGCTGTTACTTTATATTCTGAACCATCAGCTTCTTGAAGATAAATAATATCTCCGACATTGTATTTTGCACCACCGTCACCAGAAGAACCACTTGCACCAGCATCAATTACTATTACAGTAGCCCCAACAACAGCTGCGGTTTCTACAACACCAAGAGTATTTTCACCTCCTGAAAATGTTTCCTCAAATTCAGTTGCACTTGGACACATAGCTACTTTTAAACTATTTCCCCAAGCACCGGCAGTCCTTGCTGCCCATTGTCCTACACTTGCAGACCCAGTATTATAGGGCCCTGTAGAACCATCCCCATCTTTCCAATGGGTATTATTCTTAATCAAAATCGCAGTACCAGAAGTACAAGCATTTACAGCAGCACTTGCAGGGCGAACCACCCTTAAAGCATTACCGTATCCAAGAAAAGCCGCAGCAGCCATCCAATCTTCAAATTGATTACTGGCTGATTGTGGTTCCCCAAAAATGGAAACCAACTCTTCTTCAGATGCAATTGCGGTAATAGTATCAGTAGGCCCTTTTTGTGCGGCCAATACTATACCAGCAATTGATGTTGCAACTGCCGGAACTACGTTTGTTAAGTCTTTTTCTGTTACCTGTACACCAGGCGAAACTTGAAACGCCATTCCAATCTCCTTAAATAGAAATGTTATTACATCTATTTATAGTTTTTAAGTTTTTGACTTTGCTTTTTTAACATTTTTGTGTTATAAATAATTTTATGACTCATTACCAAAAATACAAGAAAACAATTAAAGAAGGGGTTAGAAAGGCCAGAAGAAAACGTGATATATGGATTAACAAATATCTTTCCGAGAAGATATGTATATATTGTGGATACTCAGAAACGTGTGGATTGGTATTCTACCCTGACAATAAAGAAATCAGAAAGCTTTCAAGAACGAAAGGACTCAGAGAAAAACTTCGATTACCAATTCTGGAAAAGATACAATCGAATAAGATTGTGTGTTTGAATTGTGATGGAGAATTAAAAAATGATATTCAGTTATTACCAATCTTGTAGATATTCTCTATTGGAAGATACAACTGGACTCCATGTTGAACCATATTCATCAATAGTTTCTCCAATTTTTTCTCCATGTTCATCCCGAATTCCATCTAAAACAAATCCAAATGGAGCCATATCTTGGTCTACTAATTCTTCTTTATCTTTCCAAAGTTGTTTACGAATATCTAAATTGACTAATTCTTTGAAATAAGTTTGGTCTGTCAACCAACTGAACAGTACTAAACACATCACCAGATCATCAGTATTACCATCCTCACCTTCCCACGATTGCCCTTTCCCTACAAAAGAAAATAATTCTGCAATAGTATCGAAATCATAAATAAGTAATTTATCATCTTCTATAAGAGTTTTTAAATTAGAACAACCAACTTTTTTAAGAGACTTAGTTGTTCGTACCCCTAATTGTGCTTTCTTTCCAGAAAAACCACCTCCTGCCATCTGTCCATTTCGACCATGCATTGTAGTCATAATCATATTATCATATTCCATATCAAACTGCATTGCATCTGCTATTTGGGCTCCTATATCATTAATTTCTACAAGAACGTATGCAAGATTATAAGCTTTAGCAACCTTATAAATAACTATTGGAAAATTCAATGGTTTAATTTCATTATCTCTATATGTAGCAACTTGTTTATAAGGAATTTCTGAAACATCAAATACTACAAATGCAGAATAATCATTAGATACTCCTCTTGATACATCAACAACCATTACATATGCAGATTCAAAATCTGGTTTTTCATACACCTTCAATCCTGCATTAGCCGTAATGGGTGTGGAATGAGATAATGCACCTAACTTTGATGGATGGATTAATGTATTAGATGATCCTAAAAAGGAACAATTAAATTCTGTTTGAAATTGTTCTTCACCAATATTCTTGATAGTTTCTTCTTTCCAAGCTTTATCACGGCCTGGAACTTCACTCCAATGTACCTCAATAGGAACATAAGTGTTATTACCATTCTCTGCATCGTTCCATAACTTATAAAACATATTCATACCGTTTGGTGTACTTACCATCATCACTTTGGAATCTTTACCAGCAGAAATTGTAGGATATACAGAACTTAGGAATTGAGTTGCAATATTGTTTGGAACATAAGCAAATTCATCCAGAAAAATAATATTATATGAACCACCTCGAACGGCAGTTGCAGAAGTAGAACTGGCAAGAATTTTTGAGCCATTCTCTAATTCCAAAGACCCCTTATTCCATGTCATTACTCCTTGTTGTAACCATTTTGGAAGATGTTCGTATGCAAGTTGCAGTCTGCCAAGTAAGTCTCTTGCAACAACAGCTTTGTTTGCAAGTATTGCAACACTAACTGTAGGATTGAACAAACAGAAGTGTAACAAATATGCAATGATTGTAGTGGATTTACCAGATTGTCTAGGAAGTTTGCAAATGGTAAATCTTTCTGTATGGAAAGTCCACATCATTTGTCTTTGGAAACTGTAGAGTTTAAAGGGAATCAAACCCTCATCAAGACTTATAATTTTAACATAAGATTCTGTGAAGTAAACAGGATCTTCAGAACATTTTTGGTATTCCTGTATCTGTTTTTTAGAAAACTCAATGGATACGTTTGCCCGTTTGAGATTCGGGTTTTCACGATACAACTGTTGCATTATTTT